TTGCATTCTTAGCAACAGGGTCAGTTGTATGGGCAACACCAGTAGCTCCGCCACCAGTTTGGATCTTTTCGTCCAGTTGTTTTTCTTTAACGGTCATTTAAGGCTCCTTTGACTTTTATTTATTTATAAAATTATCTTTTCGAAAGGTCTTTGAAGAACTGATTAAATACTTTAATTGCAGTTTCTTCGGATATTTTTTGGCGGGCACCATGATTAATTTCTTGTTTATATTGTTCGACACGCTCTGCTTTAAGAAGACCGTTGTCCCATACCCATTCAACACCTTCCATAATACCACGCACAAATGCGTCAGGAGCGGAAGGATCAGCAACAATATCTCCAGCAGTAGCTAGATGAAAGTCATCTTGTACTTCCATGATACCATTACTATTTTCTTTAATACTACCCATACCACGAGAAGAGATACCAAGCGAAGCACCCTCACTTACCAGTCCCTTAACAATATTACCCATTGGGGTATCAAGCACCTTTGCTTTACCCATGATATTATTGCCTTCGCGATATAATTTCTTGAACATAATACATGCACGCTCAAGATTAATTGTTGGACCAGAAGGATGTCCTAATTCACCATATGCTCTATTCTTCATCACATACTGTTCGTTGTAACGATTCATTTCTTTTTCAAGCGTATTAATCTTATACATGCGACCGTTGCGATTCTCTATTTCGCCTTGCATGATGATACCTTCAATAAAGACGTGCTTCTTGCCTTCTTTTTCTTCGATAATATATTTTACGTCTTCGTTTAATTCGGTAATTAATTTCATGATTGGCCTCAACGGTAAGCTACAGGAACGGCACGTATTGGCCCACCAGTTTGTGTTACAGCAAGAGTGTCTGTTGGTTCTTTAATTACGACATAACTTTCAAAACCAGTACCGTGATGCCCTAACGTAAATATAGCCTTTGTTGTACCATTTGCCCATGCTTGTGTAATGTTGGCGGAGTTGGCGCCATCAAGATTCACTAATAAAACAAGTGGTGCGCTCGCTACATTGTTCGCTGTTGTTAAAACAAGTTGCGAACCAATAAATTTCATTACATCAGCCATTTAGGACCTCCTTGGTAATCTCAGCAACTGCATCATAGTCCTCAGCTTCGATTAGCTCGATAAAAACTTGTTTATAATTGTCGTCTAACACTTCATAAACGCTTACTACCTGGCTACGAATATCTTCTGCAAATACGTTAAACAAATCATCTGCTTCTTCAACTACTTCAGTAGAGTCTAAGTGCTTTTCGCCAAGTACTTGCTTAAGTGTTTTTGACTCATACACTTTCTGATCTTCACCAGGATTGTATCCATGTCCTTTTGAACGATCATGCGGCTTAATATTTGTTGCGCGGAAGTGATCATCACCGTTACCATTGACATCGTCCGTCTTTTTGATAACATGCTTGTCCATAAAACGCTTTTCATCCTTTGTCTTTGGGACATAGGCTGTCACCGAGTCAGGCTCGACAGGCGAAGATGGAGTAGGGACTTCAGGCTTCTTCAGTTCCAGCAGCTGCTTCAGTGTTTTCATTCGGTTCTTCCTCTTGTTCTTCCGATGCTTCCGCATCAGCGTCTTCGTAGTTAAAATAATTCTTTGCGACTTCTATCTTTTTTGCTTCAATAGAATCTGCGATTTTATCTAATACAATTGATGCAAATGCTGATTGGAAGTCACTAGGACTCTCTGCACGTGCAGCATTAATCATGTCATCAATTGTGTATTGTTTTTCACTCATATTTTCTCCAATTATTTAGTTGAATTGTTCCGTGGGAGCTACCGAGCCAAATCCACCGCCACCAGGGCCTTGAGGATTGTTCTGACCAGGAGGAGCATTACCACCTTGCACCGTATTACCACCCTCATCAACCTGTTGTTTATATAATGGATTCTCTTGCTCAGACATATTTTGTTCATCCATCTCTTCAATCTCTTCATCCGATTGATAGAGAACGTGCTTACGTACCCACTCATTAGAATAATACTTACCAATATACGGTTGTAGTTGATCTAATGATGTTAATCTATCACGCATTACCGTTGTAGTCTTTTGTTGCTCAAAGTAATTATCTTTTGTGTAATCAAATTTAACATTAGACTCAATTGCTTCCCAATCTTCCTCCATCATAACATTTTTAAGCAATAACTGCTTTTTCAATGCCTCAAGGAAGAGGTGATTAAATCTCATACGAAGACGGTCGATAAATTTACCAAACTTGATTTCGTCTCTTGATACTTCTTGATCCTGACCAAATATAAACGCACCGTCTTGTTGTAAACGTGTGGTAGGTACATTTAGCGATTCATATAATTTCTTTTGGAAATATTCAACGTCAGCCAACTCGCCAAGATTTTGACCTGCTGGCAATGTTGTGATCTCTGTACCACGTGAACCATCTCTACGTGGTAGCCAGTAATCTTCTAACATCGTCATAAACTTACGATCGTCACGAACCTCACCTGTTGATGAATCATAAACAACTTTATTCTTATGACGTTGCATCATGTCGCGCATGTACTGCTCAGCCTTCATCTTTGGAAGGTTACCTACATCGATATAGAATATACGGCGTTCAGGTGCACGAGAGATACGGTAAACAATTGTTGCATCTTCTAAAGCTCTAAGCTGATTCAATGGCTTAATTGCTTTATGCAAATGACTTAGTACAACAGTGTTCATTGGGTCTAGAACACCTGATGTTGTGTGAATAATGCTATCAGGTGCAATCTTTAGACCTTGCACTGATGTTGCTGTACCTACTTCACCAGCTTTATTTTGAAAGCCTTTTTCATTGTAAATAAAATATTCTTGTACTGTCTGCGTTTGTGTGACCTGTGACTGTCTATCACGCTTACGTTTTATTTCACGAATCTTACGTAGCTTACGCGGATCAATATATCGTAATTCTTTTATCCCTTCGTTTGGCTTTGTTATATCAATAATGATATGGTAGTACATTCTACCATCAACATACCAACGTTTGAATATATCGTATGCTGACTTATTAAAGTCAAGCAATGTCAAGACAGACTCAAATTCTGTCGTAATTAATTTTTTAATATTAGTTGATAACTTAGTATCGTCTAAATTAATCTGAACAATCTTCTCTTTATCTTCAAGAACAATAGCTTCGTTAAGAATATCATCAGTAGCACGCTCTACCTCAGGGTGCATTGACATCTCACGATACTTTGTTACAAGCTCGGCCTCTGTACGAGCAGCACCTTGTAGGTCTACATAGGTACCATATGCCCCTCCAGCGGCGACGACAACAGCACCATCATCTTTAATTTCTGGTGCGAATGCCGGTTGTTTATCTTGCTCTTCTTGTGGGTCGACCGCTCGACGAATCTCAAATCCAAATAAATTGGCCATTATTTAAATACTCCGTTGAAAGAAGAGCGACTTAGTGTCGCCCATCTTTTTTATTCACCGCCACCGTCGCCAGTGATTCCACCAGAAACATTCCACCAATCGTATTGGAAAGTTAATTGGAATTCTTCAATCGAATCTGTATCACCCCAGTTGAGATCAATAGAGGATACTGAAGAAGGAAAAATACCATTAAACTTATATACGCGGATTGGAACGCCAGTTTTGGAAAACTGTGTTACTTCTGCTGTTGATTTATATAGTAGGGGGGCTGCAGAGCCAAATGAACGTAAGTTTGTTTCGAGAGAATTAATTCTGTTCGACCATTCTTCCATTGCATTACGGATTAAAAAGTCCTCATCGTTGATGACAGTCACTGACCAGTCACCAAAAGTTCTATCGCCAGCTAACTTTACTTTGCGACCGAAGTATGGTACTTCAATTACACCTAAAGTAGACTCAGGGATCTGAGCAGCGCGAACCATGAAAGGAACTTTAATGTCAGCAATACTATTTGCTGGATTAGAAAAGGTAACCTGGAAAAGAGAGCCTCGAGCTCCCCCCAGAGTTAGCTGACTTCTAATCTCATTTACATTAAACGCCATGTTTGTTCTCCTTTATTCTTTATTTATTATTAAAACTGGCCGACTACTTCGGAGAACTCAACACCAGTTCTTACAGCAACAAAGTTCAACTGAATGAAGTTAATACTCTTTGCTGGTTTAATATAAATGTCGCCAATGAACTCATTACGGTCGATGACTTCACCTGTGTTGTTTGTTGTGTCACAAACAACTTGGAACTCATAGATACCACGACGACCTTGTACATCACGCAGGAACGGTTCAACTAGATTACGGAATTGAGCACGTGTAAAGTCATCATTGAATTCAAACAATGTAAACTTAGTAGCTGTCGCAATTGCTTTTTCAAGTACAATGAACAGACGACGAACGTTAATACGATCAAATGCGCTTGGTTTAGCAAGCAACGTCTTATCTCCATACAGTACTGTTCCTTGACCTGGGAATGTAACAACAGGGTTAACACCAGCTTTATAAAGGATATCACGATCAGCCTGGCGTGGATTAAACGCTAGCTTAACAATATTCTTTACTTGGCCGCGGTTGAAACCAGCAGGTGAATACCATGGATCTCTTGTGTCGTCTGTACGAACACATAGACCAGCTGTATCACCGTTCAGTGGAACATAACGATATATGTCGTTATACTTGTCATATTGATATTTGTAACCAGAATCTAACACAGCATAAGATGTGCTACGTAGGCTATTACGGAAAGTAACAACGTTTGTTGCTTCACTACCAGCTGCATTTACAACGTCAGCTCTTTGTGGTGATACGAATACCACACAATCTTTACGCTTTTCTGCAATGTTATCAATTAGGTAGTTAGGTATTTGTTCACCATTTGTACCGCCGCGTGCTGTACCAGTTAGAATTAAAGATACATCTACATCTTCTGCTGATGCGAATAAATCATAACCCACCAATACAGATGCCAGAGCAACGTTATTTTCATCTGCTCCATCTCTACCACCAATAAATGATAATGATAGAGGTGTCGTTGTTGTTGAATTGATAATAGCTGTGGCAGTTCCAGAAGCAGCACCACTACGGTCTCTCACCCACCAAATATAATTGGAGTTAGTATTGATTACAGTTTTGTAGTAGTTGGTTGCACCGTCTTCTGTCTTTGCATCAGTAGCGCGTGAAAGATTACTGAATACTTCAAGAATTGTTCCTGGCGTACCTGTAAACAAACCATCTTGGTCAGCAACAACTACGTGTAGTTCGTCGCTTACAGATGTATTGCCAAAATTAGCTTGATATGCACTTTGGCTAGGAGCTGAGTCTACAGTGTTCCAGTATTCCCACTTACGTGTATAACCAGCTGCAGAAGTATAGTCTGTCGACAGACCATATACATCTTCTGTAGTAATAGTAAACGTTGCAACTGTAGACGTATTAGAAACAGCAGAAATAGAAGCTACTTTAAGGTACTGAAGACCAATTGTTGTATTTCCAACTTCAACATAATCACCAACATTAACACCTGCAGTCAATGTAGTAGCATATGTCACAGCGTTTGTAATTGTTCCGTTACCAACAGCAATGTTGACTACCACGTTTGACGAACCAATTGTAATAGCAGCATTACCCAGTGATGTACTCAATGCACCACCGCCATTGTCTAGGTTAGCTAAGGAGCTATACGCAGCATTTGAGTCACATACAGAAATCTTAAGTGAGTTACCAATCAGACCTGGGTACTTTGCAATGTATGCAAGATCACCGTCACCAGCTTGGATTGATGTAATTGAGTTATCATAGTGGTCTTCATTTTTGACAACATACCTTGCATTGTCGAGACTTGTGTCATTTGTTGCATCTGACCAATCAGTTAGAGCAGCTGTATTGGCAATAGCGTTACGGCAGACGATAGCTGTGTTTGTTGATGTTGTGTTTGCTGCGCGAGCAATATATAACTTGTTACCGTATGAAAGGAAGTTCGCTCCTGTGAAGAACGTTTCCGCGTTGTGGTTTGTTGGCTTTCCGAATCTTGCTGCAAGATTGGCTTCTGAATCAACAAGAACACGCTGTTCCACAGGACCCCAACGGAACACACCTGCTAGGGCACCTTCGGTTGTAGAAACTGCGGGGACAACTGTTGTTAGGTCAATTTCAGATACATTTACGCCAGGACTAACTTGAAATGGCATGTCTATCTCCCCTCTGAGGTTTTATTTATGTAGGAAACAAAAAATTTGGTTCCTTGTATTTATAATTCTATGGTTTCTAATGGGCCCAACCATACGAGCCATTTTTCTGTAACATTGATTGATCAAAATCATCATCACCAGCAAATAACCAAGAGTCATCACCTTTTCTTACCGCAATCATTGGTTGTTCAGATGACTCACCTCTATTAATAATACCAAACGGCAATAGACTTTCTTCCATTGCGTCTTCATTTTCATCTTCAAGTCTTTTGCGCAGATCAACGCTTGTCAGCTCTTTAACATATGATTGTTCCATTGCCCATGCAAACAAAACACAACACATGACCAAATCATCATGCCCTTCTTCTGCTTCGTAGCTGTCTCCAATATTTACAAAACGGAAGAGCTCGTATAATATACGCTCGTCATTAATTAAAAGTTTATCACTTTCAACTTGAGTTTTGAGACCTATACACCCAATACGCTTAACAGCTTTTGTTGTTCTTACGCCCAGTCTAGTTTGTTGACCAAATCCTGGAGATATAACTTGTCCGCTTCTACCGTTATTTACTGTAGTCAGTACATTTTCATATTCAAGATCATGTTGAAGAATATTAGCAATCTGTTCGCCAATATCATTTGTCTCAACAAGAACATATGCTTTGTTATAGTGTGTAGATAACTGATACACCACGTTTG